GACCCTCAAGACATAATGGCGATTGTAAGAAAAACAGTAAACAAAATTGAAGAAAACCCAAGCGATAGCTCTGGCAAGCCACTAACAATGACAGAAGAAAAAGCTATCAAACGCAGAATGAAAGAACTCATGGCTGATAATCCTGAGTATTCCGAGCAGACTGCAAGAGTATTAGCTTTAGGAGAAATAAATAAACGTCGAGGTATGCCGACTCAAAAAGAAAGTGGTGTGCGTTCGTCTTCAGACTCTATTGAAGCAAGAAGTATTTTTGAAAATGCTGGCAGAGATTTAGAAGGTAAGATTCAAGGCATACTTAAAAAAGGTACGTCTGTAGGTGACGGGTATACAGTTACTGGTCAGTATCGTGTAAAGACGAATGAGATTCCAAAAGAAGAAGCCATACTTAAAGCTGACTTGCAAGCAAGGTCAGGTAAAGGCCCAGGGATTGTTACGTATGTTTCTGGTGGTGAACAAGCTATTGGCCCTAATGGTGCAAAGGTACGAGTCAAAAAGGGTACAACTCTTTTTGCTGATGCAACAACTAAAAGGTCATACACAGATTACACATTCTTAATGCGTATGCTTGGTCAAGACATCAAGAAAAAAGACATTAAGTCAGTTGTTAAGGAAGCGCCAGAGCCAGAGGAGGGTCTGACAGAAGAATCAACAAGAAAAGCCCTTGATGCTTTTAACGAAGATGGTGACGTAGAAAAATTTGTAAAAACCATAACGGCTCTTGGTAATGGAGAGAAGCCGAAGCTTGCTCCTGTTACAGAAATAAACACAACAAGCGGAAGTAAAAAATTAATCGTTCGTTCTAAGCTAGACTCTGAAGACGTACGTATGATTAGCGAAAAACAGATACGTGAAAACAAAGGTATCGAAGCCATTATAGGGCAAAAAGGTGGGGCAAAGTCTGACCCAGCAAACTGGGAAGTGCGTTACGCTCCAATGGAAGCAAAAGCACCGACATCTGCTGCAAGACGTAAACTATTTGACAGCCTTCCTCCTGAAGCAGAAGACGTAAATCCAGATGCTGCAAGACTAGAAACTGGTGGAGCCACTGGTCGTGGCGACCCTATGGAAATTGATGACTTTGACAAGCTAGAGCTTGAACTCGATGACATGGACATGGCTACCCTCAAGGAGATAAGCGCATACACTCCTACAGCTTTTTTTCGTAATGCTGAAATCAATGGCAGAAAAGTTTTTGGTCGTGACGTACGTGCTATGGTCAACAATATGGAGAGCAGACGTTGGCCTCTTAAAGAACAAGAGATAGACAGACATATCGAACACATGGCGTTTGTAAAAGGTTTGGAGGCAAAGCTTTCTCCTAACGGATACAGCATGCCTACAGCTACAAGGCGTGAAGCAAAGCTACAGATTGACAAGATATTCGCTGGACACCCAGCAGACGAAATAGCTGAAGCAAAAAGATTTATTGATAGTCTTGGTGGAGACCCTGACAAAGCCCCTCTTCTTATAGGTAAAGAAAGGTTGGGAGGAAGCCAAGGTCTTTACAGCTCAATACAAAACGATATACAGATTCAGACAAAACAAGGGCCAAAAGACATTATAGTCCAGCCAAGACTTAATGTTTTGTACCATGAGGTAGCTCACTGGGCTTATCACAATATTCTTTCACCGAAAGACAGGTCAGAGTTTTGGAACATTGCTAAATCTCAATATAAAGGGGGTCGTTTTGACAGGACTGTAAACGATGATTTCAGGGCTTTACCTCAAGGAGAAGCAAACGCAACAAGAGAAGGTCAACTTTTTAAAATAAATGTAGCTACCAAACCAGCAGAGTTCTTTGCTGAACAGTTTGAAATGTGGGCTACAAGAAACAGGCAGTCTCCAGACCTAAACACAGAAAAGTTTTGGGAAAGAATCGGTGGTTATGTAAAGGCTATCTTTGATAGATACTATCGTGGTGCAAAGATTGACCCTAATCTTGAGCCATTGTTTGCAAAGATTATCCCAGACATTGGAGAAGAAAAAACATTTACTTTGGGTGTTGGCGCTAGACCAGACACACCTTTGGGTAAACATATACACAAGCGGTTTATACAAGTAACATTGGCTAGAGAAGACATAGAGTCAGCTATAGCTTCTGACAGTCCTAGTGCCATTGTTAATGCTCATAGAGAACTGCAAAAACTGCTGCTTGAGATGGTTCCAAACTCTAAACTGGTAGCACGTGATGGTGTTGAGCAAGCTATTTTCTCACCTCTAAGAAAAGGTGTTGGCAGACGTGGCATGGTCAAGCTTATTCGTGACCGAATCAACAACTATGATGAGATAATTGACGGCAAACAATACGGCACAGACGATGGGTTTGATGCACGTAACTATGGCGACTTTTCTACAGAGTCAGACATGGAGAAAGTAGCAGACCAGTTGAAAGACTTTTACCATAATGGCTATGCTGGAACGTTTGTACCAGCAGAGGGCGTCCCTGGTCGAATTAAAAACTTACAAGCCTCGTCTACAGAAAACTTACTTGGCATGTTGGACAAGCAGTTAAACAATGCCTATCAGCGTGTAGAAGAAACTGTAGACCTTGTTCCAGATTCAAAGCCAAGTTCGCTTGATAGAGGTGCAGCGCCTAAACGAGCTAACGGTGAAGTCAAAGGCACAACTACAATACGTAATGCTAAAAAGAAAAAGGACAGACAGGACAATCTGACTACAGAAGAAGCTGTAAATAACTCTAAGAAAAAACGTAACGACAGAGCAAGAGATGGCAAAGAAGCTATTGATGCTGGAAGAACTAACAGCGTCAAAGGTAAAAGCATCGCTGACTTACGAGCCCTTTATGTAAAGCATAAAGGCTCAGACTATGGTGACCAGATTGGCTTGGAGATTGTAAACAAAATTAAATCGTCCACAATCAAAGGCAAACCTGTAAAAGTTTCACGTGAAACATTTAAAATGAGCGGTCAAGACTTAGAGGTTTCATTTCTTGACGCCTTGCACACAGGTGACAAAGACAGGCTTAGTGAGTTGTTGTTTGAAATACAGCGTAGGCAAAACAACAAACGTGCTAAAAGTGGTACTGGCAAGATACTGTCACCAAGATTTAAGAAAACAAAAGACGCTCTACAGATAGAGATAAATCACAGCAGAGGTGTTATGGCTAGTGATGGCATACCTCCGTCTGCAAGGGCTAGCGTTCGTGAGATGCTTTCTTTCATAACACATAGAAGCCCTGAGATAGAAACAACTAGCAGAACTATAGCTTACAGAATGTTTAATATTCTAAACAAGGCTTCTGTTGGCACTATGGAAGACGTAAACAAAGTTACAATGGATGATATGGCACGTCTTGCTGGTGGAGATTACTCTGTTTCTGGCGGGGGTGCATTTGGCAATTACCAGCATCCTGACTTCAAAAACTTTAGAAACCTTGTAAGACGTTTGGGAACTAGCCTTACCAAAGAAACAGGTAATCCAGACGAAGTATTCACAGAGCTTAACAAAATGGTTATTCGTTCTGGGGCTCTTGAGTCAGACGAGATGGGTGTTATACAAACTGCTTATAAAAATACGAGCCCAAAGGTTAGAGCTGAGATAGAAAACAAATACGGCTCAAAGTACAATGACTTTTATAGCTCAACAAAAGAAGACATGTTGGCTTACGAATGGTTTGGCGATTCGATTACAAAGTACATGAAAGAAGACATAACAAGAGACGACATCTTGGCTGATGCTTTAGGTGACGACATGTATGCTGTTCAAAACATTTCTCTTATGGATGATGCAATCAACAGAACTGCTGAATATGCGTCTTACATAATTAACGGACAAATTGGAAGACAAGACGTTAAAGATGCTTTCAGACGTGTAACTTTTTACGGAGATATGTTTGAAGACACAGCTGTATCAAGACCAATGGCTGGCACTTTGCAAGGCAAATATCTTACACACCCAAGTTATGCAGCAGATTATGCTTACGACACATTTATGAGCATGCCAAAAGACAAGCAAGCTAGGGTTCTTAACTTTACAAACAAAGGCTTTGGAGAAGACCAAAGCACACAAATGCCAATTTTCTTTTATCATGGCACACCTAGAAAGAACGTTTTTAAAAAAGAAACAAACCCAAACATACACATGAGACCTTCTGAGGTTGGTGTTTATGGCCCAGGGATTTACGTAACAGAGAACCCTTATGTTGCATCGCAGATGTACGCAAGGACACCGACGTTTCAAGCTATGGTTGACGCAATAGATGGCGTTGATTTACCAGACAATATAAAAGAAGACTTACATTTTGACGCTTATGAGTTGGTTATAATTAGGCGTGACATTGGAAAGTTACGTAGACAGTTTGCTGAGTTTGACCCTGAGTCAGACGTGTATCTGGCTAAAGAACTTACAGCTGAAAGAACGTTAATTAAAGAACAGCTTGACGAATTAATACAAGCTGAAAGAGCTATTGTAGATAACTTCAAGAACAAAGGCTTGGAGTTAGAAGGAGACGTGTTACCTACTGTAATTAATCTCAAAAGCCCAGCTGATTTCCGTGCAAATACTGTTTACTCAGACGAAGAGCATCCTTTCATTGAAGCACTTGCTGCTAAGTTTCTTGAAGAAGGCTTGCCGTCTCAAGTATTCAGCAGTCTATCTGGTCTTGGACGAAACAACTCACAGCTAGGCCCACGAACTGGTGAGGATATTTACAAAAGCATTATTGATTCAATGATAAACTTCGGTGGCAGAAGTAGGTCTGGCGCTCAATCAGAGTTAAACGGCATGCTTCAAGAGATGGGTTATGATGGGCTGTTAACTACACATAGAAACAGTTTGAACGATGGCCCAGAACTTATGGAAACCAATAGAACATACGGAGCCACAAGCAGAGAACACACAACAGCTGTTCTGTTTAAGCCTAATCAGGTCAAACATATTGACGCTGACGACTTTGACCAAATTCAAGAAGGTCTCTTTAAGAGTGAGCCAAAGATTACACCAATACCAAAAGGTGCAACTGGTGGCATTGTCGAAGCTTTGTCTTCCGAGTCTATATCTAAAGTGGACGACATCCCTGTTGGCGAGTTCGGTGAACTACTAGAAACAGCTGGTGGTGACCCATCTTACGTTGGCGCTCTCATGTCTCTTATGAGAAAAAGAACCATTACACCCAAAGAAGAACAAGCAATTAGGCGACAGGGTGCATCTCGATTCCTTGATACTCAATCAAACAGAATGAAAAAGATGGGAGCAAACTGGCTTGCTGGTTGGTATAAAGACCACTTCCCTAAATTAAACTCACGTTTTGCTGGCATATACTTTCCAATACAAGAGTCACTTAGAAAGCTTCCTGATTCTGACGGCAGTTTAAAAAGGTGGTTTAAAAAATCTGTAAACGTTGGTGGAAAAATAGGACGTTATGCTGGTACGGACAGACTTGCAGAACAACCACAATCATACAAAAAAATTGTAAAAGCTTTACGTTACGGTGACGGAACAAGACAAGAGAAACTTTTAACTGAGCCAGAAAGACTTGTCTACAAACAGGTTCGTGCAGCTTTTGATGCAGAACGTAAAGCAATGGTTGAAGCTGGTATAGACGTTGGCTACAGACGTAACTATTTCCCACAGGTGTGGAGCGCTGATAAGATTACAAAGAATGTAAATGAATTTAGAGTTGCTCTTAAAAATTATCACCAAGCAGAAAGAACTCTTAATGGTTTACCTCCTTCACCAGAAGTAGAATCAGATGCTTTTGCAAAAGGAATTATAGCTACACTTACTGAAGAAGGTTCTGATGGTGTGTATCATGCGATAAGAGGCACAACAAGAAACCCAACGTTTGAAAACGTAGACTACTCAAGGATTATTAATCTTGATGACCCAAGACTACGTGACAATTTAAAAGAGCTGGAGCCATTTCTTGAAGATGACTTAGATGCAATGTTGGTGAAATACTTTGAGGGCAGCTCTCGAAGAATGACTCACATTGATGAGCTAGGTGTAAACAGTCACGCTGTATACGATTATCTGAAGGTTGCAGACGAAGGTCTATCTGGAATAGCTGACCTTCTTACAACTGACAAAGTGTTCCGTATGGACAGAACATCTATGAACGCAGACGGAAAACAAGAGATATATACTTTGCAAGAACTTGTAGCCATGCCTTTTAGTGGTGGTGGCAGACACAATGTTCGTCCTTTTGTCGAGAAGTTGGATGAGGCAAATAGAGTTGGCGGTGCGCCAGCTGTTAGACAACTTCTTTATAGTGTTGCGCCTGTTGATGGAACTACAGGAAAAATTAATCCAACGTACAGACGTAGAGCTGAAGCTATTGTTCACGCCCTGGAAGACTTTGGCGGGAAACAAGGCGCACTACAACCAGACGACCACAAGTTTATAGAAGCTTCAATGCAAGTTGCCATGAAGAAACCTATGGATGGTCAAGGCAACCAAAGTGTTATGAACTTCTCCAGAAAGATGCGTTTCTTTAACAACGTTACACTTCTTTCTTATACAACACTGACATCACTTGGTGACGTTGTTCTGCCAATCATACGTTCTGGAAGTATGAAGTCATACATAAAAGCATTGGCTCAGATGAACAGCCTAACTGGTGACCCAGCAATTAGAAGGGGCATTATAAATACGGGTGTGGCTATGGAAAACATTGTCCACGAAAGAATGATACATCTGTATGGCGCACCTGATGGTAAAGCATCACACGCTTTCTTTAATGCTACGTTGCTTACAGACTGGACTGACATGCAAAGAAAGATAGCTGGAGCCACAGCCTTTAACTGGTTTCAGTCTATGCAAGAAAAGGCTTACAACAATTTTAAACCAAGCAAGGGGTACGGAGAACAAACTAGAAGCTATAAAGAAGCACATCGTGCATTAAAACAATATGGCCTTGAAAAGTTTTTGCCGAACCAAAGAAAAGAAAGAGTTGCACTTGGCAACACAAAAATGTTGGAAGACCCAGACGTGAAGCTGGCTATTCTTAAATTTGCAGATGACAGCATATTCCAACCAAATCCAAATGATGTACCTATGTGGGCGCAGACACCTTTCGGTGCGCTCGTATTCCAGCTCAAATCATTTCCTCTAATGATGGCAAGAATGGGTGGACATGTAATGAGAGAGATGGATAAAGGAAACTTCAAACCAGCTATGGGATTCTTCTTACTTGGCCCAGCGTTTGGTGCGGGAACGTTGTCTGTCAAAGACGTCTTGCAGTCTAGGGGTGGTGAAGAAAACAAAAGCCCTGAAGTTAGGAAAAGAAACCTAGCTAAAATACTTGGTCACGACGAAAAAACACATGGAGATTACAATGATTTCTTAGGCTGGTATTTTGAAGGTATGGCTATCATGGGAGGGTTTGGTCTTCTTGGTGACATCATACATTCATTCGCAACACAAATAGACAATGGTGCATATGGTGCGAACAGAATGGTATCCACACTTCTTGGCCCAACTGTTGGTCTTGTGCCTTCAGCAATGACAACTGCTGCTGGTATTTTTGACGACAAAGGTAACAGCAATGCAAAAGAAAGAGCAGCTGCACGTGAGTTTGCTACACGTATTCCGATTGTTGGAGGTAACAGAGCAGCAAGAGAGGGAATCGTAGATGCGATAGCTGGAGAAAATACAAAAGGAAGAGGTAGGTTTTATTACTAATGTATGAATACGCCATAAAAGAAATAACAAAGGTAGTTGATGGTGATACTGTCGATATGATAATTGACCTGGGATTCAGCCTTACAAAAAAAGAACGTGTGCGTCTTGCTGGCATCGACGCACCAGAAAGTAGAACACGTGACCTTGAAGAAAAACAAATGGGCCTTGAAGCAAAAGCTTTTCTTACAAGACGTCTTGCTGACGGAGAACCTTCAGGTCTCAAAGTGAAGACAGAGAAAGATGGTAAGTATGGTAGAATGTTAGGGTGGATTTACATAGGACAGACGAACTTAAATGAAGAAATGGTTTATCGTGGATATGCCTGGGATTATGACGGAGGCAAAAAAGAAAAGGACTTAGCAGAACTCAGAGCAAAGAGATGACCCAAAAGAAATTTCAAGAACAATCTAAATATGCAGAATATGATGAAGACGGTGACGGCATTGTGAGTGATGAAGAACTGGCTCACGTAAAAGCTATAAAAGAAACCGAAACAAGTTTACGAAAAAATTTAGCGCAGTTACGCATGGCTAGGTTCACACTGATTGCTATGGGTGCATTTACTGCTGCAATGTTTTTCGTACCGATAGAGCGAGTACAAGCTCTAGCAGATATTAGTAACCTATTCTATATATCAGGCGCTGGAATAGTCGGCGCATATATGGGAACAACAGCATGGATGGCAAGAAAATGATACAAGCACTGATTGGCCCAGTAACAGGGCTACTAGATAAATTTATACCTGATGCAGACAAGAAAGCAGAAATCGCCCACGAGTTGGCGACGATGTCTGAGAAACATGCCCAGCAGCTTGCGCTCGCTCAGATAGAAGTCTTGAAAGCAGACGCACAGGGCAACTGGTTTCAGTCGTCTTGGCGACCCTTGATTGGCTGGATTTCTGGCTTATCCCTTGGAATCAATTACATGGTCGCACCGATTTGTGCTGGCTTTGGCATTATGATACCACAAGCAGACATGTCTGTGATGATGCCGTTGATGTTTGGCATGCTCGGAATTGGTGGAATGAGGAGCTATGACAAGATGAAAAAGACGGACACAAAAAAATAACGCAAGATTTATTCAGACATTTACGAATACACACATCAACAAAAAAAGGAAACAGTATGGCATTTAAGTTATCAGAAAGAAGTCTCGGCAAACTTGAGGGCGTCAAAGACGAATTACAATTAGTTGTGAACAGAGCAATACTTCTTACAAAGATTGACTTCGGTGTTATTTGTGGAATGAGAACTGAAGCTGAACAACGAGAGCTGGTAGACAAGGGTGCTTCACAGACGATGAAGTCCCGCCACCTTACTGGTGATGCCGTAGACTTGATGTGTTACATTGGCTCAAGAGGTTCCTGGGAATTAAACCTGTATGATGATGTTGCAGACGCAATGAAAAAGGCAGCGCAAGACGAAGGAGTTGGACTTCGATGGGGCGCTGCATGGCAGATACCTGACATCAGAGATTGGGATGGAACAATGGAAGAAGCTATGAGTGCTTATATAGATTTGCGTAGGTCACAAGGTAGACGACCATTCATTGACGCTCCGCACTTTGAGTTGAGTGTAGACTAAGTTTTAAAAGAACGATACTCAACAACCTTCTTTAAATCTCTCGCTACTTTTATTCCTTCTTTCATACCCTTTGTTATTCCTCTATCTGTATAGACGACAACAAAGTCTGCGACCTCGTACCATTTAAATGCAGCATCTAAGCCTATTCTTCTCTCTGCTTCGACGTCTTCGTTAAGAACTTGAGTATATAATAGGTGTGATAAAAAAGGGCTCTCGCCCTTTTTTAGTGAATCAAGCATACACTTACGTGCGAACTCTCTATTTACTTCTCGGTCTGCCTCGTTTCTTCCCTTGAACGGACTCTCTATTATTACTTTCATCTGTTATATCACCTCCTATCGCACCATAAGCAGTCAGGTCTACCCAAGAATCTGTATGCTTCGGCGTTTTTATTATCCTAGAAATTTTTACACCAGCCATACACAACACTACTTGCCAGTCTGTTACCTCAATCCCAAGAATCACAGACCAAATCTTTGCGATGTCTTCGTGGTTCTTCTTTGCTGGGCCATATACTTTGGCTCTGTCAGAATTAATAAGTTGGTCTGCCGTCTTTAAAATCTCACTTCTATTCATTTTTCATCCTCATCTTTATTAGTTGAATCTTTACTTCAAGCTCCCTCTTCTTGTGATTAAGCTCAACGGTTTCTTTACGAAGATGTTTTCTTTTGTCATTGGCTTTTGCAAAGTCATTCTTATCCATGTTCGTTCTGGATATGCGTTCCAATATAGAATTGATTTCGTTTTCGTTATGCTCAATTTGTTTCATAACTTCAGAACGTTTAGTATGAACAGTCACAAATTCTTTTTCCAACTCTTCGTAATTCACTTTAACTTCCCTTTGGGAACGGCTCATAAAGCTCGTAAACGTTACAAGGTTCTCTGGCATCTCGTTCGTGTTTCTGGCAATACCAATCTCCATCTGCTTTGGCGATTGCAAACTTACATGTTTGGCATGTTGTAGGAACGTCAGTTTTTCCCCAACACGCACCCCTTTTAAAACACCCTCGGCATCTCCAATCTGTTTCGTCATTGCTTATCTTCCTCGCTTTGTTAAGTAATACCCTCTCAATCCGTTCTTTAATAAACATAAACTCAAGGTCATCATAATCGACAACCTCTGAGTGATACTCGCTAGTGTTTTTATTAACGGCTATAAAAAAAGATGTCTCCATTTTAGACATCCCCATCATCATCTGTAACTGTGAGTAATATCTTGGATGTGATTTCTTCACACCATCTTTATAAAACTTTTTCCATGAAGCATCGTTCATGCTTTTTATTTCAAGAACATGTAAGTCCTCTTTGCTATCATCTAATTGTATGTGTCCATCCATATGACATACAATGTGACCGCCAAGCTCTTCATACGTATGCTGTTTCCCAGTGAGACCATCTGTTTCCCACACTCGAACATCAGCTTTTTCTTTTAAATCTTTTACAACTTCGTCTTCTAATATATGACCAAGTCTAAATATTCTTTTCAATCTTGGTGTAGGTGGATTGTTTGGGAACCCACGCAAACTAAAAGCTATCTCTGCATCACAAGCCGTGCCAATCATAGACGCACCTATGTAATCACGAGCTTTTTCTTTTGGCTGTCTCTCGTATCCTTCGTCTATTGCTTCTACTATTTTATGTGCTTCAACCATAATCATACCTATAAAAAAAGAAGGAGTGGGGAGGAGTCCACTCCTTCTTTGCTAGTGACTAAAACGGAATTTCGTCGTCCAAGTCTTTCGTGTCTGTGGGAGAGTCAGAACCTCCAGACTTGTCATCACCTTTAATCGGCATGTACGACTTGACTTCTGAGGTCTGTCTTTGCGCTCCGTCATCACCAGTCCAAGGCTTACCTAAACCAACTCTGATTTTACACTTGAGTCCTTTCAGAGTAGCAACATCCCCAGGTTTGTCAGGTGTCGAGTGTCCAGCACAGACGAGAAAAGATTTTAACTGTCTGAGCGCAATCTCTTGTGCCTGACTACTGGTGTGTTTGATGTTAAGGTTCACCCTTATATCACCTTGACCATCGACATCGTCGAAGTCAAGAACCAATTTTCTATTGTTGGTCGCACCAACTGGTTCAATGGATGCACTCTTACATTCCACTGTATAAACGCCTTGTTGAAGACGTGTGCTTCCTGACCCTTCTTCAACTGAAGACAAGTCAAGATTAGTAAAGTTCCAATCACTCATATTTATTTCTCCTCGGCAGTAGCCATTCGTGTTAATAATTCAGTGACATCATCCACTTTTTCAAATGGTTTCAGTACACCTTTTGGGTCTCTGGTTTTACCATGCCACCCACTTACTTCGTCGGTAACGATATATCTCTTAACCTTTGGCAAGCCTTTATCGTTTGTCTCTGTTCGTCTCACACCACATAAGACGTGGTCAAACAAAGCTGGAACTTGTTTTGCAACAGAAGCTCCTTTTACCATTGGCCAATAATGAGTTACATCATTAGCGTCCTTCTCCTCCTTCGCCAAACAGGTAACGTAAACGTGCATAGGCAAGTCACGTATCCATTTCAAAGCACCAACCATAATACGTGCATTGTCGCCCCATATTTTAAAGTTGTTGCTCTCTCCCTGATTTTCTTGCTCAAGATGCTCCATCAATCTATCTGACATCTCTGTCAAACTATCAATGGCTATCCACTTGTAGCCTTGCTTGGCAAATTCTTCCGTCTTAATCATCTGCATAATCCCACGGAAACTATATGTTCCACTCTCAGGCTCGTGCTTACCAGCCCAAGAAGTAAATGGAACGTAGTCTATCTCCACGTCTTCGATTGATTTCAACCCAGCCTCACCAGAAAGAATGAGACCCTTACCGTATCTAGCTTGGTAATATCTACACTGAAATGTTTTACCAAACCCATGATGTGCATAAAGCAGAACCTTTGTAGGCCCATCTTGCATTATGTCTTTTGTGCTAAACGTCTTGAACATTTTTAACTACCCTCACTTTCGCTTTGTCTAAATTGCGTGTTAAGCAATACTTGATTTCATTTTGAGTTTCCAAAGGCATCTTTGTATACTGCCTTTTATCTATGCTAAGATTACGCCTTACATAATTTGGAAGAGGTTTCTCTTCAAAATGTTTTTCAAGCGCATCCTTATCCCAAGACCATCTTTCAGTACGAGAAACAGTAACCTCATACAATCCTAAGTCTTTGGATTGTGAGCCTGACTCTTCTGGAAATAATCTTGAGATGTCTCCCTCTAGCACAGATATTTGCTCATCGAGGGTCTGCCGTTCTTGGCTTAGTTTATACAGCTTGGAAGACATTTCTTCCAATCGCTGTGTCGTTTTAGATGCGACATCATCTTTGCGTGTTGCGTCGAACACGTCCCAACTATCAGTCATACGACCTCCTTATTTTAATGTGTCATCAGCAAATTTTTATGAATGATGACTTGATTAATAATATATGTGTAGTATAAATTATACATTAATGCAAGTCAAAAGGAGAACAAAATGCGACTTAACATCGAAAGGCTCGTCACCGATTTAGGTGGAGCGTCTTCGGTGGCTAAGATAACTGGCGTCGTTAGGACTGCCCCATATGGTTGGATTAAACGATGCTATTTAAGTAGCCAAGTTCTTGAGAAAATAAAGGAGCATGCTCCAGAAATTGACTTTAACGATTACTTTGAGGATGATGAACATGAACGAAAAACTGGACGCAGCTCTGGATTATCTTGAGAGAGGTTGGTCTGTAATACCAATCAAACCAGACGCTAAGAGACCCGCTATAAAGTGGAGACAATATCAAGAAACACCGCCAACAGAAAAAGAAGTGGAGCAATGGTGGACTCAGTGGCCTGAGTATGACATTGCAATCATAACAGGCGAAGTGAGTGGAGTTGTTGTCGTCGATTGTGATAACGAAGAAGCTTACAATCAGGCAATCAATACAGGCATGCGCTCGGCTTTTACAGTCAAGACGAAAAGAGGAGTGCATTTATATTTCGAGCATCCCAAAGACGGCGTTCGTCGTGGGCCTCGTGCTGGAGTAAACAGCACGGGCTCCGACTGGCCTCGTATTAATGGGTTAGATTTCAGAGGTGATGGCTCTTATGCTTTATTACCTCCAAGTAAAAACTATAGCTGGCAGATAGGCATGGGCATGGACTGGGACGACCTTCCGATGTGGAAGGATTGGAAGCCTGTCTTGTCGTGCATGGACGGAAAAGAGTTTGAGTTTTCAGAACTAGACTTGTCTTCTGTCATGCCATTAGAACCAGACGAGTTTATTTCTGAGTGGGACAGGACAGCTAAGTATGTCCGTGAATCATTCCCTAACTCATTGAAGATTCCATCTGGTCTTGGCAACGGACGCAACGAACGAGTGATGCGTTACATTTCCGAATCAATACTAGAAGGTTTCTGGGGACACGACTTGCGTCTTCGTGGCTTTGCTTTTATGAATGAGTTTTTTGAAGACCCATTAACCGAGCGTGAGTTTGAAGCAACAGTGCTTTCGATGGAGCAATCAGAAAGGCGTAATCATCCAGACAGATTCGATGAAAAGGGAGACTATATATATAAGCCCTACATAAATGCGAACCAACCAGTCGAAGCTAGGTCACGCAGACTTATACAAATGAAAGATGCAGACCAGCTACTTCAAGAAGCTGACGCCAAGACATATCTAATAGAACCTTGGCTACCAAGTAACACGATTGTCCAAGTATTTGGATACAGTGGTCACGGCAAGTCGTTGTTTGTTCAACATGCAATGGGTGCTTTGTCTGCTGGCAATAAATACTTTGGCCCTTTCGAGATAGGTAAACCAGCACGTGTCTTGTACATGGACTTTGAAATGGGCATGGCAACAATCGCAAGACGATTGATTGATTTGAAATCTATTCATTCGGATACAGCTGACAGGCTAAATATCTGGACTCCGTTTATTGATAAGAAAGAAATCAATCTGCACAACAGAGATGGTCTTCAAGAACTACAAGGATGGATACAGTTCTCTGACCCAGACGTTGTCGTTATAGATACACTAAGAACAGCTTACCCAGGGCTACAAGAAAACAGTTCAGACGAATGGTCTAAGGTAAACCAGCTGGCAGTCAAGCTAAGAAACTCTGGCTTGTCTGTAATACTTATCCATCATAGTAACAAACCTAGTGACAGTGGTATCGGAAGAGAAGCTGGCTCAACGAATCAGCTCACGACTTTGGAAACTCAGATACGTGTAGCTCAAGTATTCCAAGACGAAGAGACAGCAAAACAAAATGCTGCTCTGTACGACGGCAATTATGACCAACCTGTTTGGCCCTTGCTGCAAGGAACTTTGCCTGAGAACTTTCGTCTGTACATGGTTATGGAGATTCGTTACGGGAAAGTCCGTGAGTGGACAGACCTACACGACAGAGTTCAATGGCTAGGGTTTTCTGCTAATGATATTACTGGCGAGAAAAGAATTGTTGCTAGTAAGTCTACGAAACAAAAAGCAAAAGAGATGGCGTTGAATGGATTGGATGCTGGTCACATAGCTGAAAAGCTAGGCAAGCCTCTTAATCTTGTCCGTCTTTGGTTGGAGTTATCGAAGTAACTTTAGCATCAGGGAAATACTTACGCACCTCGTCCACCATCTTGGCAACTTCGGGGTGCTTTCTTCTATTCTCGTCACGACTACGCTTCCAAGAATTATATTTTTCTTCTATGTCTTTTTGTTTTCTGGTTAATTTTTTCATGTATAGAATGTGATACAACGACAGAACTTAGCTAATACCGCATTAAGTCAAAAGGCGGGGTTTACAACCCCGACTTTTAAGACTAAACGTTTAGTCGTTGTATCAGTTTTGACTGGATAAATCAATAGTTTTTGAAAAAATAATTTGAATTATTTTATATTTAGTATTAAATGTTATACTATTATTGGAAAAGGAGCAGAGATATATGCCAAGAAACATTCGAGTCTCGGACTCGGACTTATCTTGGCTTCGTCAAAACCATAGAATTAAAACTTACTCTGACATGGCGCAAAAGTTAAACTGTTGCGTCGATACCTTGAAAAGAATACTTGTAAGAGAAGGCTTACAAGAGTTCGATGGGGCCAAGTATCAGGTTCGCCGTGACTTCCAAGGAAAAACGTGGGCTAGGCCGTGCATGAAATGTGGCGATAAAACAGAGCGACCAAGAATGTGGTTCTTCTGTAAGTCTTGCAGAAAAGAGTTGGGGTATGAAGATTGAGTAAGCAAAAGAAAAAAGGCGACGACTACGAAAGAGAGTTAGCCAAATACATAAACAAAGAAACTGGTTTAAGAACTGCACATCGAGCCCCTCTTTCTGGAGGAGGCAACGTAGATATGTACGGAGGTGCAGACGTTCTTGGTGTCCCAGGGATATTCATAGAAGCAAAACGTGTTGAACGTCTGAACTTCCATGACGCCCTGAGACAAGCCGAACGTAACATAGAGAAAACCAATTCACCAGAAGTTCCTATTGTAATTAACAGAAAAAATAGAATGAAGACTGGCGACAGCCTTTGTCTAATTAGGCTTGACGACTTCCTAAGATTCTATTCTAGTTACTTACGAGAAACAGGGTCTGTTAAATTTAACAACAGATAGGACGACTTGTGTTGTGAAAATCGGTAATCTTGTAGAAGGACAGGAGGTTGAGTTCGTAGCTTGTCTTGTCCTATACATATTATATCGAGTGGTTTTTGGGTATGGCACGAAAAAAGAACGTAAGCTTATCAGTAGGAAGAGGCGAGAAGAGACCCGCCTCCAAAGGGGCGGGCCTCACCGCAAAAGGCAGACGTAAATACAACAAAGCTACTGGCTCTAACCTGAAAGCACCTCAACCAAAGGGTGGAAAACGTAAGAAATCATACTGTGCAAGGTCTGCTGGACAAATGAAAATGCACAACATCAGCTGTAAGAAGACTCCAAAGAAAAGAATTTGCGCAGCCAGACGTAGGTGGAAGTGTTAATGTCAGACGAGTGGGAAGAGTATTCAGAATTAATAGCAGCAGAAATACAAGCTTGGTCTAGCGAAGTATTAGAAAAACCAACACCATTATTTGCAGACATGCCACCATGTCCGTTCGCAAGAAAAGCATGGCTCGAAAGCAATGTCGTCGTTCATGTCACCGACCATCTCGCACCAGTCATAGATATTAAAAGCCAAGAGCTGTTACCAACAGACGACACAGTGCATGTCGTAGCGTGGACAGGTTGGGAAGACTTGACTCAACAAGAGTTCGAGCTTTGGATAGACGACCAAAACAAAAATCATTTCGGTATTTGGCTGATGGGGTTTCACCCAGACGCCGAACACAATCCCAACATTCCTGAGTTCGATGGTCTTGTTGAGGACGACTACGCACTAATTTTAGTGCAATCATTAGGTAAACTTGTTCAAGCTTCTGATAAGTTGAGGAAGACAAGTTACTATCAAAAGTTTAAGATAGAAGATATTAAATACATTAACAACCGCAAGGAGGTTTACAATGCGTGGAATGAAAAAGTCAATGAAAAAGCCTATGCCGAAGAAGAAAGCTATGGCATCAAAAAAAGGCTCCTCAATGAAAAAGAAAAAGCCCATTAGGAGAGCTTAATGATTAAGAAAAATAGAGGTGTAATCTTTGGTTCTCGTGGAAGAACCCCAGGGATGCAGACGATGAAGGTTGGTGGCAGAAACATCAACCCGTATCGTGCTATGTCTATGATGCCAAGTCAGTTTGGTAGAACAACCACAGGAGTAAAGCCTATCTTCGGTGGTCGTGGTCGTTCACTCAGACGTAGGTAAATACTGTGGCTAGCATTGCGAGAAAGGTAAAAGCTGTCGCTAACAAAACGCAGACAGGTAAAATGAAACATGCAAATTGTCCTTGCGTGTTGGCAAGAGGTAACAATGGCAAGAAAGTCAACATCAAAAAAGCGTAAGACGTCTTCAAAGAAAGACGCTTGCTATCATAAAGTTAAGTCTCGCTACACCAAATGGCCTAGTGCTTACGCATCGGGCGCTTTGGTAAAATGCAGACGTGTTGGCGCAAAAAACTGGGGTAATAAGAGTGGCTCGAAGCGAAAGTCTACATAAATGGTTCAGCCGAAACAAAGGCAAGGGCTGGGTAGACTGCAAGACTGGAAAGCCTTGTGGTCGTAAGTCGGCGAAGGGTAAATCCAAGAGACCTTACCCAGCTTGCAGACCGACGAAGGCTCAATGCTCGTCTGCCAGTAGAAAAAAGAAAGGGCCAGCACGTATCAGTTGGAAGAAAGGTAAAAAGAAATGATGGGTCGCAACAAAAACATGAAGAAGAAAATGAAGAAGTCAGGCTTAACAGCAAAGCAAAAGGTGATTGCTGGCATGGCTCCACCGTTTGACCAAATCACAGGCGCAGACTTCAAGAAGATAAAGCAGAAGAAGCGTACGAGAATGGCTTGATTTGCGTTACTTGCGGAGGCTCTACACAAGTATTAGACAGTCGTTCAAAGGACGGAACGACGAGACGGAAGAGGACTTGCAAAAAATGTACGTCGAGCTTCTGGACATTGGAAGTATTAGAGACATCCTCCACCACAGAGAACAGTTGCGTTACAGGGAAGAACGTTTCGCAGACGAAAAGAAAAAAAGCTCCGCAGCCGTCCCAGGAGAAACTCAATAACACATCATACATGTACGACTTGGACAGTCTTTCAGATGACGACCTTGAGAAACAGGTAATGTCTGGCTTAGTCAGGTTCGACGAAGACGAACTATAGGACGACACTTCCTACTCCCTTTTGTATCTTAGTATAGGGTGTTAAGGAGGTAGAAATTGGAACCTATAAGTGTCGCAATCGCAGCGTTCGGTGCAATAAAAGCTGGCGTCTCAGCTGGAAAAGAGATGACGTCTTTGGCTAAAGACATTGGACGAATGTTTGATGCTATCGACGCAGTAAAAAATGACCACAACAAAGCTAAGAACAGACCATTCCAGTCTGTAAACGAAGAGGCTATGGAGTCTTTCATTAGTAAGAAACAAGCAGAAGACCTTGAAGATAATTTACGTGCTATCGTTTACGCAACAAGAGGGCCGTCAGCATGGCAAGAATTAATACGTCTACGAGCTGACATCAGAAGAGAAAGACAGGAAGAAAAAGAAAGAAAGATTCGACGACGAAGAGAGATAACAGAACTAATTGGCACATGGTTCTTAGTTATACTCGCAGTCGTCGTCGTTGGTGGTATCCTAATATTAGGATTGGCTAAGTATCTAGGCAGAATCTAATAAAATTACAGCCCAATGCTCCAGATATTGAGGGGCTTTATGCCCCTCAATATAGCTATTCTCGTCTCTGTCAATGAATCCAATATAAGTTAGTGTTTTCAGATGTCTTGAAACAGAGTTTTGTTCTACGCCAATGGCGTCAGCTATCTCCTTTTGTCTCTTCACTGGTGTCGTTGATTGGCGGAGGTGCTTTAGGATTTTCACTGCCATCACTTTCTGCTTGTACGTTAGTCGGTGCATCTTTGTCCTCTACTCTATTGATTGTTGCAAACATCCATCTTGTATTAAGTATAGAATTTTTCATGTAGTCTATTACTGTCATTGCCCCATCTTTATTAAAGACATTTTGTGTAAACGTCATCTCCAAACCAACGAACGTGTCGTCGTTCTTTACCATCCAAACGTCTGCGACCTTCACAAACTCTGGTTGTTTCTGTTCTTCTGCCATTCTACTCTCCTTCAAGTAAGTTTATTGTTGTTTCTAGGTGTGTCGGTGCAAGATGCGAGTATCTCATCACCATCGCTAGAGACGAATGTCCAAGCAAGTCTGCGACTGCTCGAAGCGACGCCCCCTTTTGCACCAAGTGACTGGCAAACGTGTGCCTACAATCATGTGGTGTAAAA